GCCGTCGCATCCAGCGCGGCAACGCGCGACGCGTCCGTGAGCGGCAGAGCGAACACCGCCGTTCGGCACGTCGCGTTGAACACCCCGAGCCGCACCGTGACGCCGTGGCCGAGCTGCGTCACGATGGGCAAGTCGAGGACGTCGCCGACGTAGATCGTCGCCGTTTGCGATTCCTGGAACGTCTCGCGCGTCCCGCCGCTCGGGTCGCCCTCGTACTGCCCGACGCCCACGCGCTTCCAGTAGAGGTCCGCGCGCACGCCGTACGCGCCCGCGACGTCGGGGGTGAACGTGCTGATGTACTCCCCCGCTGCGTCGACAAGGAAGCCCGTGGTGAGGGCCGACTCATCGGGCACGCTGGTGAGGTAGTAGCGTGCGGTGGTGGCGCTCGTGGTCGTGGTGAACGCGAGGGTGGTCTCCTCGCCTGGCAGCATGTACGCGCCGGATTCGGTGGACGTGGCGGTGATTGCCATTCAGCCCGTCCCGCCTTCATCGTAGTAGGTCACGTCGTAGGAAACGGTCATTCCGTGAATCACGCCGCCGCTCTGGAAGTTGCCGCCCGCCTCCGCGGTGAATTCGACGAAGTACCGGCGGACGTCCCGACGAACCGTGTGGTTCAAGCCCGTGAGCGTGATGGCGTGAGGCGTCGCGTTTTCGTACGCCCCAGCGGAGCCCGTCGTGGTGTCGCTCTGCGTCCCAAGGGACGTGAGCGCCGCCGTGGTGATGTCGTAGTGCAGCAAGTTCACGATGGGCATCGTAGGGAGGCCACCGGGGAACGCTGCGTGCCCGCTCCCTCCCTGGTAGTACACCTTCACTTCGCGGATGACCGCACCGTCCGGAACGGCAACGGGGAGAAGGCACTCCACGCCGCTCGACGTATTGATGTACTTGAACGCGCCCGCGGTCGGTGCCACGGAATCGTAGGCCCATCCCGACCCGCTCGGAACCACGTACCCAGCGCCGGACATCACCCGCGTGATGTTCCTGGACGTCAATTGCACACGCGACGCGGCGCCGGTCGTCTCCGTCAGTTTGATGCCACCAGCGACGCCGCCGATTTCGATCGTTGCGGTCGGCGTGTACGTGCCGCCATTCGTTCCGTCCACCGCGCGCGCGCTGTTGACCCCGAGCGCATTCGCCTCGGCCGCCGTGATTGTGGTCGTCCCGGCGACCTTGCCGGAGCACGGGTTAGTGAATGACATGGTTCCTCACAGCAGGGTTTCCCCGACAATCCCGACGTCGCACACGAAGCCCGCGGTACCCTCGCCGATGACGATTCGCATCCAGCAAGGCACGATGTCCGCGAGCGAGCGGAAGAGCCGCTGCGCCATCGCGGTGTATTCCGCGTCGGACAGCGTCAAGCGTTGCAGTCGCACGCAAAGGACCGCGCGGTTGCTCGACCACTCAAACCCGGGCGGCCCCGGGTTCACACCGGGCCAGTAGGCAATCACGGACGCATCGGGCACGGGCACGATGGCCACGAAGTTCTGCCCCGCGACGGCGGAGCAAACACCGTTCAGGTCCGCGAGCGTGTTGCCGATGATGCCGCGCAGCTTCGCGGCGACGCGGGCCCGGCGCACTTGGAGCGAGTCGCGCACCGCGGGGCGGAGGCGCATCGCCTCTTCGAAGATCGGCAACGTCTCCAGCATCTTGCCGGGGACGAAGATGTTTCGTAGGCGGCCGTTGAGCGCCCAGATGAACGCGACGGCGACCGCGTGCGCGTACGTCTCCGCGTACACGTTGGATTCGCTCGACACGTCGAACGCGGGGGCGAGCGCGTCGAGCATCGCTTCGTGCTCGATCTGGTGCGCGCGCTTCCCGCCACCGAAGCGGCGAGGGAACGGGTTGCGGCCAAAGGAGGCCATCAGCCCACTTCGATTCCGACGACGGTGCCCAGCGGGAGGTCCGTCGCCGCGCCCGCGGCATCGAAGATTTGCACGTCGATCGTGGTGCCGTTGCGACGCCCCTGGACGACGCCAAACACGGTGATGCTTTCCACCCACCCGTGCACGTTCGCGAATGACGTCGTCTCCGTCGCGGCGATCCCGTCCACGTAACTCGCCGCGAAGACGACGGAGTAAAGGCCCGCGGTCGCTCCGCGCGTGATGGTGGGCTTTGCCGCGCTGCCCGTGCCGTAGTGGCTTCTCACGTCCACGTTCGCGGCGGACACCACACCAGCGCCCGCGAGCGTCTGCCACGTCACGGTGAACTTCTTCGACGTGCCCGCGACCTGCGCGACGTCTTCCGCCATGCGGTTGTGGGTCGCGGCGGCGATCTCGGTCTCGGGGTCCTCGACGGGCAGAGCGTCGGTGAACTGCCCGCCGTAGGTGTCAATGCTTCGGACTGTGAACAAGGTACTACGCCTTTCGGATCGCGAAGTGTTTCAGCGTGAAAACCCGCGGCGCGTCGGCCGTCGTCGTCGCCACGCTCGGGCTCGTTTGCGTCGTCGTGGTGCCCGTGAGGTACCGAGCCGCGTATTGCAGGTCGAGGAATTCGGGGCGGTCGGTCAGCATCGCGCGAATGAGCTGGTATGTGAGGTCGCTGGGGTCTTGCTCGTCGGGCCCCGGACGCCTGCGTCCCTGCGGGAGGATGTCCGTGTTGCTCGTCTTCTCGCCGCACCCGAGCGTCAGCATGAGAGTGCGGAACGCGTCGGCGTAGTCGACGAGGTTCTCGGCCCCCGCGGACACGTAGGCATTGAGCGGCGTGGCGGAGAACCCGCCGACGACGTCGAAGGTCCACGCCCCCGAAACGCCGCCGATCGTGGGCCCGACGGTGTATTCGAGCATCGCCCAATCCGCGCGGTCGGTGGGTGTCGTGTCCCAGATCCCGATGCGGTTCCCCGCGGTGGGCGTCGCCGTGCTGTTGACGGTCGCGATGCCGGTGCCGCTGTTGTACGCGGTGATCTTGCACGTTTCCGCGGGCCACGGCGTCGGGTCGCGCCATCCCCCGCCCGCCCCGCCCATGCTCTCCGGGAGCGGGAGAGACGCGGACAGGATGACGTCCACTTGCTGTTCCGCGACCGTCGTCACGTTGACGCGCATCCCGCCGTTCATGCGGCCATTGATGTACGACGTCACCACGCTCTGCACTGCGGTGGTGAGCGAGCGGTCGCCTTCGTCGCTCGCAATGGCCACGTCGAACGACGCCGGTCCGCGCACGGCGGGAAACACCCACACGTAGATCACGGACGACGATGCGTCCTTCGCGTTCTGATAGACCTGCGCCCAGTTGTCGCCCGACGCGGGAAACGCGAGGCGGTCCAGCAAGCGCGTGCGAAGCGTCTCGTTCGTGTCGCCGTCGCGTCCGCCCGTGATGCCACCCGCGTCGACTGTGGCCTCGGGCTTGAGATTGCCAATCGAGGCGGAGTCCCACACGAGCACAAGGCCCGCGGCCATGTCGGTGGACGCGCCCGCCGCAACGGCTTGGACCTGCACCTTCGCGCCGTTCGTCAGGCCGATGTACGTCTGCGTGACCTGGTATTTCAGGCCCGCGGCGGACGTGCCCTGCCATCCCGACGTGAGCGAGACCGTGCCGCTCGTGACTTGGAGCGTGACGTAGCCGGACGCGCTCGCGGCGGCCCGTTCCTCCACGCCGAAGATGCGGCAGAGGGTGCGGAGCGCCGTCCCCGTGGCCGTCAGCGGGTTGCTGTCCGCAAGGGCCAACTTGTTGTTGGTGACCGCCACCATGACGCGGCGCGCGTACACGTCGGCGCGGATGTAGTGGTCGCTCCCCGGGAGCACGTTCGCCGTGATGTTGCGGCGACTGAACGCGTAGGCAATGCCCCGCAGGATGCCGTCGCGCGTCTCTTCGTGCGTCGGGTAACTGGCACCCGTGACCGTCGGGAGGCTCATAGTGTCTTGCTCGCGGTCTGGCGCGTTCCGGTGCGGAGGTTCACGTAGTCAATGGCGATCTGGACTTGCCCGCCCGTGTGCTCCGTCGCGGAAACGCTCTTCAAAGCGATCTCCGGGGTGCCCGGCTTCGTCAGGATCGCTAGGGCTTTGCGCGCCTTGCCTTCGATCGCCGAAAGCGTTTGCGCATCGATGTACCTCGGCAGTTTGCCGATGCCGTAGGCGACGAGCAGGAGCACGCGTTGCGTGGTGTCGTCCATTTCGGTGAAGCCACCGTCCGCGTCGAGTTCGTACTGCCCGTTGGCGAGCACGGTGCGCGATGACGAAAGGGTCGTGATGTCCTGGTCCGCCACCGTCGCCGAGGACGTGCCGAAGCGGGAGAGGCCGAAGGGCCCCGTTCCGAAGGCCATCAGAGCACCTTCATGATCGTGTTCATGACCAGGAAGGGCGGGAGGTTCTCATGCGCCGCGTCGCTGCCCGTGTTGGCGATCGTGATGCCCGTGGTCGCGCTCGCGGTGTTGTTCTCGGAGCGGAACGTCGTCCCTGCCCCGGCAGCGTCAGCGCCCGCGGTGGACGTCACGAATGCGCCGCTGTTGCTCGCGTGCGCGTGGCCCGGGTCCGTCAGCGTGTGCGTGTGGGAGGGCAGCTCGCTCGTGGTGAGAACGTGCGTTTCCTCGCCGCCCGTCGCCGCAAGGTTCCGCGTCGCGTAACTCGCGTTCTTCGCGTTCGGGAGCGAGGCATTGTTGCCGCCAAGCGGGACGCGTCCGCGGAAGTCGGGCAGGTTGAACGTCGTTGACCCGTCGCCGACGCCCCACGTCGTCCCGACGAGCGCGAAGAGGGTTGCGTACGTCGTGCGGCTGATGGCCTTGCCGTCGCAGATGAGCCAGTCGGTATCGCTCGGGTTCGTGTTGAGCGGCCAGCCCACCGTGGAACCCAGCGGGACGACAACGGCGGAGACGCCCGGGGCAACGGTGTTGCACACGTCGGCGATGCCCGTTTTGATCGGCACGCCGTTGGGCCCGCTCGGGATGGTGACGGCGGGGACCTTCGCCGCGAGCACGGCAACGGCGGCGTCGTAGATCGTGCCCGCAATGCCGCTCTTCGTGACCGTGCCGTCAACGGCGATGGTGACGCTACCAGTGGTCATAGGGTCAGTTCAGCGGACACTTGGGGAGCGGCGGGAATGGCGGCACCGGGACGGGCGGCAAGGGAGGCGGCACGCCCGGCAGCGGCGGAAACGGCAGGTCCACATTGACCGGAAAACCGGGCGCCTTTGGCAGCGGCGGGATAGGCGGGACGGGCAGCGGCGGAAGCGGCGGTGGAAAGCCCGGCAGCCCCGGGATAGAAGGCAGAGCCTTGATCGGGAATCCCGGCGCCTTCGGGATAGGCGGTATCGGAGGGATCGGGACGGGCGGAAGCGGCGGGGGAATGCCTGGCAGAGGCGGAAGCGGCAGCGCGATCTTGCACATGCATCACAGCGGCGAGACGGTCCAATGCAGCGCGGGGACACCCGCCATCCCCGTGGGCCCGCAAAGAATGCTCGCAACGGGCGAGGCGGGCGGCAATTCGCCTTGCGGCCCAACAATCCCAAGGTTCCCACCCGGGGATGCGAGGCTGATGTACGTGCCCATCAGTTGGATCGAGCCATCGGCGTTGATGACGATGCTCGCCTTCCCGACGCCGATGGCCACGCTATCGCGCTTCAATTCGAAGTACGCGCCGCCCCCGTGGACGACTTGGTACTTGTCCTCGGCGCCGGAAAGCACCGTCATGATCGAAGACCCGTCGCTCGTCGCTTCGGTGTATTGAACGACCGCGGACTCCCCCTTTTTGACGAGGATGCGCGCGGCGCTACTCCCAACAATGGCGCGGTCGCCTTCGTCAAGCGCACCAACCTTGTCCGCTTGCCGCTTGTCCCTTGTCCCAATCACGCGGCGCTCGTTGCCGTCCGTTACCGTGAGAACTTCGCACGCGCCCGCGCTGCTTGGGAGGTCGGGGCGAGAAACGAAACCGCCGACGCCCCACACGCCGCAGTCGGCGGAATACCCCTCATTCGAGGCGGCGTCGCCGACCTTGATTCGGACCACGCCGTTGTCCGCGGTGGAGTCGAGGGCGTCGAGACAACGGATCATCATTGGTCGCTCTGCGTTTCGTTCAGAAGGTCCACCCACTGGATCAAGTCGTCGCTCGCGCGTTGCACGTAGAGGTGCACGTTTTTCAGGATGCGAACGAGCTGGTCATTCGTGAGGCTCGACGTCGTGCCGCCAAGGGCGAGGTCCGTGACGCACTTCGACGTGAGCGAGATCGTCACGGTGCCGCTGGTGCCCGCGGTCGTTTCGACGCACGACAGCCATTGCGCGGCGGTGTCCTCCGTGCGCTGCGAGAGGAACCACGCGTACGTCGTCCCGGCCGTCGCGTCGCTCACGCCCGCGTTGCAAGAGACCGTGATCGGGAATGCCTGGATCGGCTTGCCGATGCCGGAGAAGCCGCTCGTGAAGCCGGCGCCGCGCACGTTCGCGACGGGCCACACTTCCATCGCGTCCACGTCGAGCGTTGCTGACGTGGCGAACCACGCGCGGAACGTTGTGTAATTGGCGACTACCGTCATCCGCCGACGTCTCCCAGGCGCATGGCGCCGAGCGGAATCAGATCGAGCGAGGTGAACTGCCCACCGTCGCGATCCATCCGCCACGTTTTCCCGAGCACCCACATGGGCGCATCGAACGACGCGCCGCGGATCATCGGCAGACTGATTCGGCAGCGCGCGACGGTGTCACTCGCCCACAGGGCCCCGGTGCGCGACTTCATGCCGTACACCTCGCCGCGAATCACGAAGGCATCTTTGGCAGGCAACCCGAGCGCGAGCGTTGCCGCGTTCTTCGCGCGGGGTACGTCACGCGCGCTCTTGTCGTGCAAGTAGCGCGGCTTCGTCGGATGACACGTGGACGAGTAGGCGAAGAACGTTTCCGTGAGGTCCGTTGACAGGACCGTCGCTTTCGGCGTGTTGCTCTGCGTGCTCGTCGAGTCGTCATGCCGCACGCCGCGACAGACGCATTCCGAGAACTGCCCGTCATTCGTGTCGACGACGTTCCAATGAACGAATCGATCGCAGCCCTCGCCGTCGCCGACCGCGTACAATTCGTCTTGCTCGTAGTCGGGGGCGGAGACGAGGAGTTTCGTCTCGTCCGTCGCGTCCACCCGCAAGGCCAACCCGAGGCGGGTGATGATGCGCGCGCAGAACTGATACGCGGTTTCGTTCTCGTGGGCCTGGAGGTCTTTGGCTTTCAGCGCTTCGACGGTGGGCGCCGTGGCCCGTCCGCCGATGGCCTTGCCCGTCATGGCCTGGACGCTCGCGGCGGAGTCGGCGACGATGCTCGTGAACCCGTAGGGGCGCATCGCCGTCAGGATGATGTCCGAGACCGCCACGTCCGTCGGTGGCTTGCGCGACGTGGAAGGGTCAACGCCCGCTTCGTACGCCGTCGCCAAGAGGCTTTTGCACGTCACGCCGATGCTGACCCCGTCCTCGCGTCCACAGGCCGTGTCCGTGCTCGTGATGACGAAGGCGCCTTGCCGCGCGTTGTCGACGTAGACGAGGACCTTCTCTCCCTTTTGCAGCCGCTCCGTGTGCCAGGCGAGCGTCTTGATCGTCGGGCGCGCGGTGAATGAAAACGAGCCGAGCGGGTCGGCGAAGGACTCGTGGAGCGAGAAGGACTCCCACGTGCGGAGCACGGTGCCATCGGTGAAGCGCATCTCGACGATGGCGCGGGGACGATAGCCGCTCATGCGTAGTACGTGAGCGTGGAGCCCTTCGGGACCACGGGCTTCGCGAGCGCGGACGGGTTGAGTTCGACGATCTCCGTCATCGTGTTTCCGTGCAGCGAAGCGAACGCGTCGAGCGCGGTATCACTCGAGAGCGTCTCGCTCTTCGTGGGGCGAGCGCCGACCGCGCGATTGACGATCTTGTCCTGAATGTCTTTCAGCCGTCCCCACACCGTTTGCAGGTTGGCGATAGCCACCCATGCACTCGGGTCGGTGACGCGCTGCGCGGCTTCGATCATCTGCTCGACTTTGCCGGTCACCTTGTTGAGTGCGCCCGACGTCGAAAGCTGCGCGGAGAAGAGCGCCGACTCGACGGCATTGACCGCATCCAGCAGACCGAGGCCCTCGTTTTCCCCGTCGGGGTAATCGATGCCCAGCGCGGAAGCGGCGGCTTGTGCAGCCTCGGCGGCGCTGTACACGGAGACGGCGGCGCCTTCGAAGAACGTCCCTTCGTCGAGGTCATCGTTGGTCGTTTTCCACGTGACTTCCACCACGACGCCCGCGGTCTGCATCGCCGAAACCTTGACGGAACCGCCCATTACGCGAGCGCGCAGGGGTCCGAGTACGGGGTGGATCAAGTCGCCGCTTGATCCGTCGAACAGGGCGTCTCGCCAGAGTTCCCAACCCGCGGGAAAACTGTCTTTCTGGACGGTGTTGAGGAAGTAGAGGCGCGCGCGGATCGGAATGGCATCCATCCCCATCCAGTCGTGCGTCTCGCCGCTGATGAGCGGGTACGCGCGCGGCGCTTGCGCGTGTGAGAAGTCGAAGTCGGCGAGGTCGGCGTGGGCCTTCAAGCCGCGCCATTCGAGGTAGGGGAGGCCCTGGATGACCTGTGCGGCGGACGCTGCTGCCATGGCTTATCGCACCGGTCCGTTGCCGCCGAGTAGGTTCGCCGTGTTCGCGGCTGCCGCTGCTTCGATCGCCGTCTTCAACTGCCCGAGCGGGGACGTGAGCCCAGCGAGCGTCGACACGGTCTTATCGGCCGCCTCTGCGAACTTCGTCATTCCCGTCGCCTCGGGGGCCTCCGTGGCTCCGCCCGCGGCGGCGTCCACTTGCCCCGTGAGAGCGAGCGCTTGCGCCTTGCCCGCGGGGGTGAACGCCTTGTATTCACCCGCGTCCAAACGCCTTCGCGCTTCGTCGGGGTTCGCGGTGGCAAGGCGGTAGAACGAAGCGGCCTCGTCGGCGGCGCCCGCGGTGGACGCGATGCCCCCGGTCTCCTTCAAGCGCTTGTTGAAGTCGTCGAAGTCTTTGACGCCCGAGCCGACCGTGAATTGCGTGCCCGCTTCGCTCGCCTTGACGTTCGCAACGAGCTTCGCGCGCTCCTCCAGTTTCTTCGTCGCCTCGGGGCTTTGCAGCCACTCCGGGACGTCGGTCAGCCCCTCATTCGCGGCATCGAAGTCCTTGAGCGCTTGCTGGCTTTCCGCGAGCTTCTCCGTCGGCGTCTGCGGCTTGATGAGCCCGAGGAATTCGAACGTCTGCCGCAGGCCGCGGAGGAAGAGACCGAACTCCGTGATCGACGAGCCGAGTACGCCGTTGAAGCGGGTGAGGTCGCTAACGAGCGGGGTCAGCGCGGGGAGGACTTCATCGGCAACGACGGCAACGAAGTGCTCCCACACGGCGGTGAATTTGGCGCTGGAGTCCTGTTGGGCACGTGCCGCGTCGGTGACGACGTCTTGCCATGTGCCAGCGGCATTGGTGGCCTTGTTGATCTCGGCCGTGACCGCTGCCATCGCGGTCTTCGTGCGGTCCTCCGGAGTGCCCGTGGCCTCGCGGTATGCCGCATTGTACTTCGTGACGAGCGGCGAGACGGCCTTGTACCCGAGAACGTCGAACACGCCCTGGAGGCCCGTCTGCTTCTTTGCGATGTCGGTGCCTCCGATCTTCGCGATGATCTCGGGGAGCAGTTCTTTGATGTCGCGCGTCTTGCCGTCCCTGTAGACGTCGATCCCCTCTTTCGAGAGAACACCCGTCTTCATCTTCAACTGCGTAAACATGCGCTGCACCGCGGTGGATGCCTCCGCACCGCCTCCGCTCGTCGTCATTGCAATCTGCGCGAGCCCGCCGAGCGTCTTCACGCTGCCGACTCCCTTGTCCATGCCAAAGGCGGCGCCCGCGGCGGCCATCTCCTGCATGTACGCGGCGGCGTCGCGAAGTTCGAACGCGCCTTCCTTGCCTTGGAAGGTGAGGGACGCCAGAACGTCCTTCATCTCTTCCAGTCCCTTGATGTCGAATTGCATCGACAGGGCGGCGGCCGTGCGGGCGACGTCGTTGACATCCGCTCCCGTGGCGCTCGCCGTTGTGGCGAAGACGCTCTGCCCCTTGCGGGCCGTCTTGATGTCGCCGGTCATTGCAATGAAGCTTTGAACCGCTCCACCAATCCCCTCCGCAGTCTGCCCCGGCGTGGCCGCAGCGGTGCGCTCCCATTCCTTGCGGAGCACGTTGGGATCGATGAACGCTTCCCCGCTCTTGCGCGCGTTGATCGAAACGCGGTTGGCGAGTTCCTGCACGCGCATGGCGTCGCGCGTCGCGGCGATCGTGAGCCCGAGGGCCGCCGCGCCCGCGCCTGCGGCAATGCCACCCACGCCACGGAGGGCCGCACCGCCGAGGTCGGAGCGGAACCGCGTGCGCTCCTGTTGGGCGCGAAGTTGCGCGCGCTCGATCGAGCGCTGCGTCGTTATCTCGCCCTGCTCGCGTGCCTGCCTGGCGGCCCGCTCCGCGCGTTCGCGGTCTTTGAGCGCTGCCTTGTAGATGCGCGCCTCCGACGCCGCCGTGCGCTTGGCCGCTGCCTCTGCGGCGCGTTGCTCGTCGGCGAAGTGCTTGTCGCGAATGCGCGCGACGTGAGCGAGATCCTTCGCCCTGGACGCCGCCGCGCTGTTCGCACCCATGCGGGTCGCCTGCGTCGTTTGCGTCGTCGCACGCTGGGCTTGCTGCGCCGCGCGCGCGCTCGCCTGCGCTTCCGTGGTGATCCCGCGGAAGTGCGCCTTGATCTGGTCCGCGCCAACCGCGACGAATTCGTAGCGTACAGCGGGCATTACAGGCCCGACCCGATCCCGGCGAAGTAGTAGCCCAGTTCGTTCCGCATGATGGCCACCCCGTCGTCGAGCTGCGCGATGCCCCGGCGCTCCAAGTAAGAGCCGTAATGCATGCCAATCGTCACGAGGGTGAAGACCTTGTCGCCTTCGGTCTCCGTGACGGACTGCGTGCTCCGCTGCGCGCGGTACGTGCGATTGCGGTAGACGTGGTTTTGCCGCGAGTAGAGCGCCGCTTTCTTCCCCGCGTTCGCCATCGCCGAGCGCACGCCGTCAAGTTCCTTGATGGCTCGCTTCTCGGTTTCGAGGACGTCGGAGATATCGAGGCGCAGCACCGCGTCAGCCCTCTTCCGGCTTCTCGTCGTCGGCGGGCAGCGCGAGGCGCAAGGCTTCGATCTCCCCCTTGTTCGCGACGTAGTGCGCGGCGAGGACCATGCACAGGCTCGCGAGGTCCGCGTGGTTCATGACGCCGAGTCGCGAGTACGCCGTCGCGGGATCCGTCGCTTGCAGCCCGTGCGCGAACGCGTCCACTTCCGCGGGCTCGAATGACTTCAACCCGCCCGGCCCGTACTTGCGGCGCGTGAGCGCGAGCAGGTTCAGCAGCGCGCCGAGTTGGTCGGTGCTGAGGTTCTCCCGCATCCACTTCGGCCCGGGGAAGGCGTCGTACGCGATGTTCTCCGGGTTCTTGCAGACGCGATAGAGCAGCTCGATCTGCTTCTCGTTGTCGCTCGCGTCCGGGTCATTCCGCACCGTGTCCGTCGCCGTCGAAAGCGCCCTGTCCGCGGCCTCGATCGCGTGGCGCTGTTGCAGCACGCGGGGCACCACGATGGCGATCTTCGGGATGGGCTTGCCGCCGAGCCCGAAGATGCCTTCCACGTCGTACACGTCGAAGGGCCGCTCTTGCGCATCGAACGCGGCGGAGAACGGCGTCGCAGGCTCCGCTTCGGGCTGCACGTGGCGGGCTTGGGGCGGGGCGAAAGGGTGGGTCATGTGTCCTGTTGGTAGAGTTTCCCGACGACTTCGTGCGCCGCGGAGAAGGCCATCATCTGGCCGTCCGTGAGTTCGCAAACGGGCTTGCCCCAATACCGATCGGGACGGCCCGAGCGCATCGCGGCGCCGTAGCCCATTGCGACGTCCGCGCAGGCGTACATGCGGGAGGCGATCCCGAGGTTCTGCCTCGCGCCGCTCGTCAGGGCGGCCTTCCACGCGTTCGTGTCGCAGGACAGGAGCGCAGGGGCGACGACGTCCAAAGCGCGCTTGGTGGCGTCGTAGAGTGCGAGCGCTTCGCCCTCCCAGAGAGACCCCGCCTCGTCCTCGTTCGCGAACACCGGGCGCCCCTCGCGGGTCACAATCACGGCGGCGAACAAGGCGACGGCGTAGACCAGCGCATCGGCCCCCTTTGGGGCGCCGCGTGCGGCGTCAGCGACCGCTTCCCGTTCCAGCGGCGTGGGTGCACGCACGAAGAGCGGGACAGCGGGAATGGCGCTGAGACGATGCGCGATGGGGTAGCGCGGGGAGGGCGAAGCGTGGAGTCGGAAGAGCGCGCCTGCGTGGATGTACGCGGGCGGTGCGCCCTTCATGCGAAGTACTTGGGTTCACCGTGGAACGAGTAGTTCTCGTTGGTGACTTTGCCGACGCCCGCCGTGGTCTGCGGTGTGCGAATGAAGCCCTCGATCTCGATGACCTCGCCCGTCGCTCCCTTCTGGAGTTTCAGGGTGTGCTTGGTCGACTCGATGAAGGCTTTGGGCGCGTTGAACTCGGAGCCCGTGGGGGGCGCCATGTTCGTCAACTGCACCACCGTTTTCTTCGGGCTCGGCGAGATACCGGCGAAGCCCTTCACAAGGGTGAAGACGTCCTGATCGTCACCCTCCCACGAGATCTGAACTTCGGTGTTCTCTTGGAGCAGAAGCCCGTCCATGAACACGTAGATGTTGTCGTAGACCTGCAAGCCCATGATGTGCCTCTCCCGTCACGCGCCGAAGCGCGCGGGCGTTCCGCCCAGTTGATGTTCTGCCGGTCAGTAGGCCGGGCTGGTCTCGCGGATCTTGGTGGCGCTGCCGATGAGGTGCTTGACCGCCACGGTGCTGACCGTGAGGCCGAGTCGGCCGTACGTCGGACCGTCGGTGACGATGCTCGACTTCATCGCGGGGACCTCGTCACTGGCGAGGATCGGACCGTTGTAGAGGCCATCGGGGTTCGGGCCCGCGAGGTTGTCGATCTTGCTCTCCGCGAGTCGCCGCATGTCGGCGGGATACGAAGTGAGCGGCATCGGCTTGTCGCCCTTCGCGAGGTCGTTCGCCACGTTGGGCTGCCGGATGGTGTCCCAGGTCGTGAGAAGCGACTCCCAGAAGTAGTCCGTGGCGAAGGGGATGTGCCCCTCGCGGCAGCGGTAGTCCGTCGTGGTCGTTCCGGGGATGAAGCTTCGCGACGTGACGAAGCGGACGAGCTTCGCCGCGCCGATGTTGCTGAACGCGATCGGACTGATGCCGTTGTTGAGCATCGAGTCGACTTCGGCCGCCGTGGGCTCATCGGTGATGGCGTACGGGCGCGGGACGTCGTACGGCGACACGTCGCTGTTCGCATACCCGTTGATGTTGAAGCCCGGGTGAGCGAGGCGCGCCACGCGCACGATCGCAGCGTGATGGGCCGCGAGCATGCCGGGCGACCAGGGGTTGTTTTCCTGGTGGAAGAAGTACGCCGACGCGCTGTTTCCGCCCGCGGAAGCGACGGCGGTGACGGCCTCCGACGGAGTCCCGACGAGCCCGAAGAACGCGTACTGGCTCTTGCCGTTCGTGGGGTTGCGGTTGGTCGCGATCGTCGTGATGGCCTCGCCCGCCTGGTTGTCCGTCGTGGTGAGCGCGGACGTGGAGAAGCAGGGGAAAACGTTGATCGCGTAGTCGCCATTGGCGGCCACGCCGAGTGCGGTGGTGAAGTCGTCGAGCGTCGCGCCGTTCGTGAGCGAGCCCGGCGTGATCGTCGTGGTGATGACGCTCGTCGCCTTGTCGAACCGCATGCGGATGCGCCCGATGACGTAGTCGCCGCGCGGCCCGGTGTTCGCCGCGGTGCACGTCACGGTGGCCGTCGAAAGCGCGGCCGTGAAGGGCCACGTGCCCTCGTACGCGTTGTTGATGGCGGTGACCGCGTTGCCCGCGATCGTCGCCGCAGTATCGCCGCTGTTGACGGCGAAAGAGACGGTCTGCCCGCCCCAATCGATGAAGCACGTTCCCGCGGAGCCCGACGTGTTCGCGAACACGAAAGGCTTGCTCGCCGCGGTGCCGCCCGCGTCGGTGACGGCGATGCCGAACACCTGCGCGCCCGGGTCGACGCGCACGAAGACGCGATACATGTGGTACATCTCGGAGCGCGCGCCGAAGCGGTCGCGGGCATCCTGGAGATCGGCGATTGGGGACGTGGAGATCGTCTCGACGGTCTCACTCCCCGCGCTGGTCTTGTTCGCGTACAGGAGCACGCGAAGTTGGTTCGAGGAGCCCGAGGACACGCCTTGGGCGAAGAGGATCTCGCGCCGATTGGACGGCGTCGGAGAGAGCGGGTTGACCCCGGTCAGCGTGGGCATCTGTCAGTTCCCCTTCGACTTGGTGACGGGCTTCTCGGACACGACGGGCAGGGCCGCGACCTCGGCGGGCGCTTCGGGCGCACTGGCCCACACGACGCTTTCGGCGTCTTTCCCCACGCCGATCGCGAGCAAGTCGAGGTGCTTCGGGATGGCCTTCCGAATCGAAGGCTCGTCGCGAATGACTTCCTCGGAGTCGTCGAACATGTCGACGAGCGAGAGCGACGGATCGGGCTTCGCGTCGACCACGACGGGCTTGGCGACTTTGCCGACGTAGCGCCGCGAGTCGCCGTGCGGATTGGGCACGATGCACCCGGGCTTGCCGCGAACTTTCAGGAATCGGAACATGAGAGTGCCTTTCGCGCCGCCTCACGGGAGGTCAGCGACGGTTCGTCTTGGTGGTGTGTTGTGGAGCGGCTACTCGCCGACGATCTGCGCTTCGGCGAATGCGCCCGTCAGTGCGAGCACGGGGCCCGCGACGACGTGGACAGCACCGGATTCGATGGCCGTTTGCAGCGGCGCGCAGTCGCGCACCCACTCGGCGCACGGGACGCCGTCAGCGCCTTTGCCAAGCGAGCGCTCCGCGTCGCCGACGTGCGGCGTGTCGCTGCCGTCCGAGCCAATCACTTTGATCCAGGTGAACATCAGCCCCTCGTGAACGCGGTTCCGACAACGCCCGCGCCGGTTGCCGCGTCGAAGTAGCCTGCGGTGGACAGAGTGGCGTAGGACTTCGCGGTCCCGCCGATGAGCGTGTCCTGCGCGCCGCCCGTGATGGCGAGTGGCTTCGTCGACTTGTAGGCCACGTATCCGCCCACGTCGACGAACAGTCCAGAGCCGGACGATTGGCACGTTCCGAAGAGGCGCCCGGCGACTTTCAGCGTGCCGCGCGACTGGACGTCCACGCCGTTGCCGCCCGCGCTCACGTTGGGCTCGTACACCGCGGCCCATTGGCCCGATGCGACCGTGACCGTACCGCCCGTGGACGCTTGGATCTGGCTGCCCTGGACGAGCGTGTTGCTGAGGTACAGTTCCGAGCCCGCGTTTGCCTGCGGCGGGGAGGACGTGCAGTAGAGCAGCGAAGAAAACGCGGTGACTTTCGCGCCCGTGTGCGCGCGGCAACCATCCGTCGTCTTCGTGCAAAGCATCGCGACGATCGCGCCCGCATAGACATCCATCCCGACAACGGAGGACGTCGCGAGCGTGTGCGAGCCCGACCCGTAGAACGAAGTCGCGTGGAGGTCCGAAGCGCCAATCGCGCAGTCGTAGAATACGACTCCAGCGTTGCGGCCCGCGCGGATGTTGAAAACCACCGTCGCGCCGAAGGGCGTCAGCGTGTAGCAGGTGAACGCGCCCGTCGTGAGGGACGTGGTCGCGTAGGTGACGGAGTTGATCGCGTCGCTCACCCGCGCTGTTTTCGCGCTGGGCTCCGATGCGATCCAGCAAAGGGCATAGTTCCCTCCGCCGATGTCGACGCGCATCAGGCAGCGCAGGTTCGACCCGAGCGAGGAAGCCCACGACGTGGGGAGTCCGCTCGCGGTGACCGTGGAGATCGTCCCGGAGGCTTCCACGACGTTCTGTACGCTCGTGAGCGTCCCGGTGAGGATCGAAGTCCGCGAGCCGTAGAAAGAGAGCGTGACGCTGTCCCCGAGATCGATGTCCGCAGGGATGTTCTCGGCGCCGAACGTGGTGGCCGCGTCGGTGAGGTAAACGCTCGTCGCCACCGTCAATTGCACGCCGCGGATGCGATTGAAGAACCCGTTGAGGGTCTTCAGCGGGGCCGTGGAAGTGCCCGCGGCACTATCGCTGCCCGTGCTGCTGTTGATGTAGAAAGCGGCTTGCGTGGCCACGCTGGGCCCCGCATTGGCCGAACCGCCGATGCCGTCCCGAATCCAATTGGTCCCGTCGAAGAACGCCGACACGTCGCCCGGGCCGCGCAGGGTCGCGATGGTGCCGCCACCCGCGCCGCCGTTCGCGATCGTGAGTGTGAACGCGCTCGCGTCGTCGCTCGTGATCCGGATGCGGTGGCCAGCGCGCGCCTGCGTCGTTGAGAGCGTCTTCGTGCGGTTCGCGGTGAGCGTGCCCGCGGCAAGGCGTCGCCATTGCTCGCCGGACACGTACAGCGTCTCCGCTGCGTCGGTGAGCGCGGTCCCGCGATCGTCGTAGGGGACGTCACGCCACACGCCAGCGGAGCCACCCGATGCGGCGAGCACGGTCACGCTGTCCGGGGTGTCGGTGCCGCTCGGGATGAACGTGTAGAGTCGCCCCGACTTGTCGAGCGGGACGACGTGTTGCTGGTCGTGCAGCTCGCCCGGCGACGCTTCGATGGCAGCAACCGACGTGCGAACGAGCGCAGGGCGGCGAGGGTACGAACTGGCCATCTATCCGCCGTCCTCTGTGCCGTCCGAACTCGGAAGCACGCGCTGCATGAAGTCCTGCATGTCGCTCGGGTCGGCCGCGGTGTTCTCGTTGACCTTGATCGTCACGAGCGAATCCGTCAGCACGTTCCCCGGGTCCGTGGGCTGGTAGCGGCCCATTCGCTCCACGACGCGCACGGTGCCTTTGAGACCGAGGTAGCCGCGCACGACTTGCCCTTCGTGCTCGCCGCCTGCTTGGTCGTTGATCGTGCCCGTGGGGACCGCGGCCGCCAACACAGGCATCCCGCCCGCGTAGTCGAATGACAGTTTCCCGACGTCGGCGATCATCGTCGCCACCTGAATCCCGGCAGTCGAAGTGCCGTACGCGTAGGTGGGGTGACAGCCCTCGTCGAGCGCGTGCGCGATCGCCATGTCCGCGTCGGCGAGGAGCCCTGCGAGCATGTCGGCGCCGTCGGGGAAGACCTCTTCCGCGTAGACCCAGAACACGTTGACTTCGCGGCGCCGCACGCTCGTCGTCGTCGTGAACGGTTCGACTTTGCCCGCACTGTCCCACCAGCAATAGAGCGCTGGCGTGCTGTTGCGGGTCCAGTACGTTGTCGGGTCGTAAGGGAAGCGGTTGGCCGTCGGGCACGCGTCCGCGGACGACGGGCGAATGACCGCAAGCTTCGTGTCGAGGTCCTGTTTCAGGACGTACCCGATGAAGTCCAAGAGCAGGAGCAGCACCGGATCCGAATGCGCGGACAGCGCTGCGCCCGCCGCGACGGGGTAGGAAACTGCACCGGCCTTGTAGGTCGCCATCAGAAGGGCGTCGGGCGGGTGAGCGCGGAAAGGGTCAGTATGTACTCGACGAACAACCCCTCGGGGCTGCTGCTATCGATGCCGGTAAGCGAGTAGTTGTGCGTCCCGTTCTCGCCCGTGATCACGTAGTAGTATTCGACGCCCGCGCTTGTCGTGGGCCGCAGTTGCGCGACGGTGTACCCGCCACCGTCATGCGGCGGCTGAATGGGCCCCACAAGCAACGTGCGATCGCCCTTCTCGGTCACAAGCGGATTTGGCGTGATGAGCAGATCCGAAACGGTCGCCGTCCCGGTGCCCACCTTGCCGCTGCTCCACGTCACGGTGCGGACCGTCACGGTCGCGGGCGCAAACCCG